ACAAAGCACCTCTCCCAGCAAAAGCTGGGCATAAGGCAGTACGGTTCTTCCGTTACCCGGAAGCAGCAACTACTGATGTGCAATCAATGACTGAAGGCACATTAGTTACACTTGGTAATTCCAAGCAATTGTCAATGGAAACTGTGGACGTAAGTCTAGCTCAATATGGACAGACAGTTACAATTTCGGATTTATTGAGCAATGTGGAATTGTTTAACACAATGGAGCAAGCAACTGTTCAAAATGGGCAGGATGCATCATTAAAAGTTGATGAGCTACTTCGCAACACACTTGGTGACTCTACTGCAACTCAAGCACGTTATGCTGGTGCAGCTACATCATATGCCACTGTCGGTGGTACTGATGATGCAATGACCGCGTTGGACATTCTTGATGCTTGCACAAATCTACGAGTCAACAACGCTCGTCCATCAAACGGTTACTTCACTGCTATCATGGCACCAGAAGTTGCTCGTGATTTGATGAACGACGATGATTGGTTGGAAGCAAGCAAGTACGGTGCACCAGATCAGCTTTTCAAAGGTGAAGCAGGTCGGTATGCCGGGTGCCGTGTGGTAACCACAACGAACCCATACAGGCAGAACACTCAACGCACTTACAATGCTGCTGGTACTAAATACAGCACATTTGTTGTGGGTGACCAGGCATATGGTGGTGTGAACCTAGCTACAATGAGTGCTTACTCGCCTAAGATGATCATTGCTCAAGGACCAGATAAAACTGATCCATTGGCTCAGTTCACTACTGTCGGGTTCAAGTTCTATTATGGTTCTACCATATTGAATGGTGCTCATGCAGTGAACATCTACTCAGTCACTAACTATAGCTAATCAATTTGACTGGGGGGTTAATAGCCTCCCAGTCTCTTTTTAATTATGCCAAAAGTAGAAATACCCATTACCTCACTGCAAATTGCAGATGAAGAAGGTGTGATGGTTCTTCCAGAAGTGGGAGATGCCGTCAGTTTTACCATTGAAGGATCTGTTGAATCACTTGGAGACGAGTATGCAACAGTTGGAATGGAAACTGTTAATGGTGAACCAGCATACCCGGAAGAAGAGGTCGTGGAAGAATCAGTTGAGGTGGAAGCACCATCCAGAGATGAGATGATTGCGACCATGCAAGAATTAGATCAGGCACAAGGATTATAATAATGAGTACATCAAACATAGGTAACCCAATTCAAGGCCGCCGATTGAAAAGCGGAAATAGTGGTCAGGAAGCAATTGCTATAAAAGCAGATAACGGTGACACAAGTACCGCTGGTTCTGCTACTCCATTCTTGGAGTTTACAAACGCTAAAATAGATGGTGCAGACAAAGACGGTAGCACCAACTTAACAGTATATGCTGTATCTGGATTGACTCCAGGTGCCACTGATGTTGAAGGCGTTTTGTGCAGCATCAACGGTGTTAAATATTGGATACCAGTCTACAAAGCTGATTAATGCCACTGGTTGAGTTTAAGAATCACGAGACAGGTGAGATCAAAGAATTTTTGGTCTCATCTGATCTCGATAATTTTAGTGATGGCACAGGAACCTGGGCAAAGATTGAGGTTCCTACGAGTTTCGCCATTGGAGGTATGAAGCAAGCACCGTCTCAGAAGCAGATGATGAAGAGTGGATACCACCGACAAGAAAACTCAAAGAAAGGCTGGAAGAGTGAATACTCCCGGCAAAAAGTAAAAAAGATTTGGGGATTATAAGAAATGGCACGACAGAACGACACACTAGCTAACTTTGCAGCGGCAACAAACGAGGAACTAAGCGTCACAACGAGCAACACTGTTCCGGCTAACGCATCATTGAAGACTGAATCCGCTCCTGCGTTTCTGCTTTTGCAGAATGTTGGAACTGTACCAGTCTTTTATCGCCTAACCGCTGATGCGGATTCTGCGACTTGCACAACTGCGAGTGGTAATTATACGGGAATTTTAGCCGCCAGCACTTCCGACGAGGACGGCACTGGTGGAATCATCACATTTGCGGGGTACACTGGAGGTTTGGCTTTTTGTACAGCATCAGGAACCGGCAAAGTGAACATCGCGTTTAGCGGTAGACTGGGAGAATAAACGATGGGAATAGCCAACATAATTAACACCTCCACCTCCAGCGGAGGAGGCGGTGGAGAAATAATTCGGGAGCTAGTGAATAGCTCAGATGGTGCTGGTGCTCACTTTTCTAATAGTGGGAATATTAGTTTAGCGAATGCGGCAGGTGCTGAATTTGGTACAAGCGATTTTTCTTTAGAATTTGTTTTAAATCAGACAGGAGACAACGCTAGTGATAATTATCTATATTTGTCACATACGTCTGGGAATAGTCGATTTTATTTGTATAACGACATTTCAGCGGATGACCTAAAATTAGTTTTTATCAACTCTAGTGGTTCGCCGACTACTTATGCAATTAGTCACAATATGGCTAATGATTATAATGAGCCAACTCATTATGTCTTGTCTTGCGACAGAAGCGGCAATGCAGTTTTATATCGGAACGGAACAGAGGTAGCGTCTGTAGATATTAGCGGATCGAGTGCGGTAAACATTGGAGACTCTAATACCGTTGCAGGAAGCATCGGAGATACAACCAGCGGATATACTTTTTTAGGTTCGCTTTACAGATTCAGGACTTGGAACTCTGCTCTCACACACGGAGAAGTGTCCACTTGTTTTCAACGTGCTGATGTTCCGTTTGCAGACCAGTACGGCAGTGAGACTAAATTGGTTGATTCGGATTTTTCGAGCGGCACAGATTCTTTCAACGGCAATGGTGGTGCAACGGCGGGAAACATAGACGGCATAGGAGGACAAGACAATGTTCTTAAATTCACTATAGACAGTGCGTCGGGAAATCACCAAGTAATGAAGGGCGTTTCTGGCGACTTGGGCAAAAAATATCGAGTTCAAGGAATGGTATATATTCCGGCTGCCAACTCTTTAATTGACGGAGTTCAAATTAATGAAAGCGGTTCCGCTGGTGTCGCAGTAATTACAACAATAAACGCCACAGACACTTGGACCTCGTTTGACGTTGAGCATATTTGGACGAATTATGACGAAATTAGGTTTCGAGGTCTAGACGGAGGGACGGCAGTTTACACAGGTAACGGTAGCGATGTCTTTTATTTAAAAAACATTAAGGTTAATGCTATCGGATGCACAACGGATCTAGATTTGGCATTTGCTAATCCAACTCAGTCGCTAATGGTGCAGGACAGAGCAGGAGTAGCTGACGGAACTGCTTCAGCAAGCGGAGTTTCACAGACTCAGAAGATTCCTCAACTCAATGCGGTCGCGGCTCGAATTGGTTCAGGAGCGGTAAGTCCAGCGGATAACGAATTGATTGCCGGAAAATTAACCGTAGGCGATTCGACCTCAAACGAGTTACTCGTTGGCTTTGAATCGTCGAGTCAAGATTTCGGCATCGGTTCAAATGGCACTAATTTTATGCTCGGCACGAGTGCAACCGATTTAGACACTGGCAATCTGGTTACGATTTCATCGGCTGGACTCGTAACCTCAACGCTATCTAGTGCTAACACAAATACAGCCGGAGTTGCATTAAAACTCGACCACACAACTAGCGGTAGTAGTGCTGTTGGTTTTGGAACGCTTATTCGTTTTGACGGTGAGCGAACTGGGTCAACTTCTGATGGTATGGGAACAATTGGATTTGTTGCCGATACAATGTCAGCAAGTCGCGTTGATGGTGCGTTTGTTGTTAATTGTGGCAACGATGGAACATACACCGAACGTCTTAGAGTTTCCTCCGAAGGCGACACCACAATCTCGCGTTTCACCGCTGGTGGAGGAACTGGTGCAAACACAATTCTAACTTTAGAAGTCGACGACTTGCCGGTTGGAACAGATATGCAAGTCGGTGATGGCACTCGTTTGCTCTTTAAGGTTCCTGCGGCAGATACCAATAAAGTCGGTGCATCTATCGACGCAATTCGAGCGCAAGCCACTGATGCAGATAGTTCAACTGATTTGCGGTTTATGGTCTCGCAGAACGACGAGATACTAGATACTGCAATGACGATTGATTCGGCGGGAAACGTGCAAATTGGAACGGGAACTTTAGCCGCAGTTGGTGGCGGGCCAACATTAGGTATATGTGGAGCTGCACCAGAAATTACGCTAAGAGATTCTGCTACAAATACCCCGTATGCAGTTATGCGAACTAACGACTCTGGCAATCTTTATCTAGAAGCTGATAAAGGTGACAACGCCGGAGCGAGTAAAGTTATTCTTGGGTCTGATGGAGCGGATATTTTAAGTTTTAAAAAAGAAACAGCTTATGTAACGCGAGGAACTCAAGAGCAATCTGCGGCAATAGCTCATAATACAACGACTACGTTTGAAGCTCCGAGTAATATTTTTATGATTTATGACACTGCCGGATATGGAGCAACTTTCTTTAACGATTATTCGGAAGCAACCGTTACAAAAATTGCAGGGGCAACGCATTTCACAGCGGGAGGTAGCGGAGCAATACGCTTAACAACTGCCGCCAACGATTCAACTGTAACCGTGGATAATCAGCAAGGTGGTACTCGTACTATTAAAATTTTAAATCTAGGAAATTAAAATGAAATATTTAATTAAAAAATTCATCGAAGAAAAACAAGAAGACGGTTCAGTTAAGA